CGCGACCGAGTTGGCGTAGATGTCAAACGATCCCATCGCGCCGCCCGGATCTTGGTCAACCAGGTCGGTTGTCCAAAGGGCGGTCTGGAACGTCGCCGAGGTCGGATCGAAGTCGATCATCCGCACGCGGCTTCCAATCCTGCCCGAAATGGGGACAATGGAGACGAACGCGCACCGCTTCAGGGTCGGGTGCCAGTCCAGCGAGAAGCCGCCGTAGAGCGTCCCCGCACCAAAGTTGCCCCGGATGCCGCGCTGAGAGTCGAGCACCCAAAGGCTGCCCGTGATGGGGCCAGCCTCGACACTCACGCCAGCGCCAAGGGCGTTGGACGTGCCCGCCTCATACCCAGAAACGCCGCTCGCGCGACCGACCACGGCAAGGGCTTGGACCTTTGCACCTTGGCCAAGCTGTGTCTGGAACGCCTTGGAGAGCGACGGGCGCGGACCGAACCGAGGCCGGTTCACTGGGTCCGAGCCGAAAACGCGGACATTCCGAAGGTTCTCCTGTGGGGAGAACATCTCCGGCGTGTCCAGCGTCGTCGTGTTGTTGGCCGCACCCCGGAGGGGCGGTGCCAATCTCCGAGGCATGGCGATTTCCTTCCGGGTTTACGCGCGCATCGCGGGCGTGCGGAGCGTGGCGTGACGGAGGTACTTGATCTTCGTGGCGATCATCTGGATCTCAAGAGCGGTGCCGACCGCCTCGTTGGGGTAAAGCTGGATGGCGACGCTCTCAGAGCCGTCGAGGGCCGCAAGCTGGGCGGCGGTCATGGCGCCAGTGATGTCGAAGTCGCGCCAGACAAACCCCTCCTCGTCAGCCTCGGCAAAGTCGGCCGCGCCAATCACGACCGAGACGGGCGTGCCAAGGGTCGCAAGGGCCGTTGCCCCGTCCTTGTGCCAGAATGCCTGACAGGTCAGGGCAAGGTCGGCGTTGGGAGATGCCGATCCGGAGGTATCGCGGAGACGGCACTTGACGCGGAGGATCAGCTTAGGGTTGGCGTTGCGACCATTGCCGCCGTTGCGCTGGATGGCAAACTGGTTCGGGAGGCAGGTGTCGAGGCGGATGATGTCGGTGGCATCGGCGGTTGCGTTCCACGCGAGCGACATGAGGCTTGTGGCCGCAGCAGCAACGCCAACGATGCCGGCGCCGGTCGCAACCGGGATCAGGCCCGTGTTGAGACGCCACGCGCTGAGCGGAATGGGAAGCTCCTCGAAGTACGCGCCGTCGTCGGAAACGCTCTGGTCGATGACCGTGTTGATCGTGAGTGGGGATGCGCCCATGACAATGCTCCTGTTCAGACGACGGTGCCGTCGGTGGTGATGAAACTTGGGGTCAGACTTGAGGTGCGAGCGTCCGAGCTATCCCCCAGCGAACCCGCATGGCGGGGCTTGGAGTCCTCGTCAAACGCGATAGATGCAATCAGGCTCTCGGTGGCCCTGGCCCTGTTGATGTCGCTGGGCGCGTGGGCCGCGACCGCCATATCGACGATGGTGAGGTCGTGCGAGGCTGGCCAGTTGCCACGGTCGGCGTCGTTGACCATCTTCGTCGGCTCGATCTTGAGCCGCGTGGTCAGCGTGATGGCCCGGCTTGGCGTTGGGAACACCCGCATCTCCATCGGTGGACGCTGGTTGGGGCTGTTGCCGGGATCGGTGGATTGGAAGACCGCGCAGTAGAGGGGAGGCCCAACCTCGCTGGGCCGCTCGGCCTGCTTGCGGATGACCAGATCCACGCTGGTATCGACGACGTGGCCGCCGGTCGAGCCGTCGGACCAAGAGACCCGGCCTTTTGGGGCCGAGCAAACGCCTTCGGGGAGGCGATACCGGGTGGCGTCGCCGGCGATGTTGGCCGAGCCCGTACCGTCGGTGGTCAGCGAGACCGAAACGATGGGAGCCGTCCAAGACCACTGGACCGCCCGGCCTGTGCCTGGGTAGACCGCGCGGACAAACTGGCGAACGGCGTCTTGAAGGAGCCGCTTCACAAGGTCCGCGTCGTTGGTGTCGGATGGCGGCGCCGCCACCGTGCCGGAGTAATCGGCAATGCCAAGCCGCTCCGCGACTCTCGTCTGGAGCTCTCGAAAGGTCAGGGAGTGTTCTGCTGAGACGCTTGGCATGTAATCCTTGCCGCGGCCGCCCCTTGGACGATCCCCCGTCTCGCGCGGACCCCGCTATAGGGACTCGCAAACTGGGTGTGGGGCGTGTTTTTCAGCCGTGGCAAGGTGAGTGAAGGGTCGAAGAGGACTGGTCGGAACCCGCCGGATTAGCCAATCTGGTTGCCGAAGAAGACGCGCTTGAGGGCCGCCGAATCGGTCGTGTAGGCTTCAAGTGCGTAGCCGCAGAAGCCGGTTGAGAGGGCCGCGGCAGCGTCGAGGGTGAGGTTGAACGAGCCGTTGGTGACTTCGAGCGCGCCGCCAAGGGTCACGTCGGTCGTGCCGTCAACGAACGCCGTGATGTCGTCGGCGCGATCAACCACCCAGACGATGCCGCCGCGACGCTGGTTGCCGCTGATGATGTCGTTGACGCCCGCAGGGACATCAACCACCAGCAGCTTCTTGAACATGAGGATGGCCGTTGCGGGGCGGGTCGCGTTGACCGGCTTCGCGCCGGCGGTGCTGTCAGCGCCGTCGTGCGAGTACGGGTCCACGCACAGAACGTGGCCGACCTGGAGGTTGGCGTTGATGGCGGAGCGGGATGCGGCCGTAGCGTTGACATCCTTCGCCGTGTAAAACACGGGGAACGGGACGCCGCCCGTGTCGAACTGGCTTGATCGTGACTGTCCCATGTGATGCGTCCTTGCAAGTGGGCTCGCGCCCGTGGTGCTGTCGTGTGTGTTTCAGAGAACCCCAGCGCCGCGTCCTGCGGCGCCGGGGGTGTGCTGCTGTCAGGCTTAGAACGCGCCGTGGCCGACCCAGACCGCCTCGCGGGGGCTCTCACAGATGAGCTCGCCGCAAACGTCGATCGGGGCGTACAGGGAGTTGTGGGCGTCGGGCTTCTCGCGGAAGCCGCTCTCGCGGAACCAGAAGCCGGGCATCCGGGCGATGTAGCACTTGTCGTGGCGGACGCCGAAGATCGGGGCCGTCGCGTCAAGGTCAAGCTGCGGGGCGCGGATGATGTTCACGCCGCCGACCGTGCTCTCCTGGAAGGGGAAGATGTCGGCCTTGTTGCCGCTGATGCGGCGATCATCGGGACCGGCGTTGATGAGGTCGAGATACGCCTCGTGGAACGCCTGGTTGAGGAAGATCGAGACCGAGCCCATGACCGTCTCGCCGATCTTCTTGGGGAACGCCTTGAAGTTGGTGTAGTTGTTGGCGCGGCGGATGGCGCGGCAGACATCGAGGGTCAGCGTGCCGCCGTGCGTGAAGTTCCAGTTGCGCCAACGCTCGTTGTTGAGGTCCGCGGCGTCAATGCCCGCGAGGGTGCTCTGAGCGGTCGCACCGTTGGCGTAGCGGACGTACTGGCCGTTGAAGCCGCCCGTGGTGTCCGCGACGAACGTGCCGGAGCTGTTCATCGAGGGGCGCGCCCACTGGTAGAGGCTGGTGAGGCGCTTGCCGTCGTTGGGAGCTTGGGGGATGCCGAAGATGTCGCGCTCGAGGGTCGCGTAAACCTCCTCGAAGAAGGCATCCTTCTTCGTGTTGAGCATGTTCACGATCTGGCCGGGGCCGCCGTTCATTGCACGCTCGCGCGCGTCCACGACGATGCCCTTGCCCTCGTACTTCACGACCTTGACGGACGCGCGGACGGGGGCCGGACCCTCGACTGCGGACCAAGCCTCGTGGAAGTCCACGCCGCGGAAGGAACCGGAGTTCTTTCGGAGCTGGACCACCCACTCGAAGGTGTGGCCGTCGAGCGAGTTGCCCGACTTGCCGGAGAGGATGAACTTCTCAACGCCAGCGTACTGCTGGAGCTGCTGAGTCCCGACGTGCTTCCCCTTCATGAAGTTGGAGATGGTCGTGTTGAGGAGCGTAATCATCTGCGTCTGCGTGATACCGGGCATGGCTTGGTTCCTTTCCTAAGTGACCCGGTGCGATCTCGGTGAGTGTTCAACGTGCGGGCGTCTGTGTGCCCGTTTGGTCTGTGTTTAGCCGTCGAGTCCCATCTTCTTCCACGCTGCTGTAGCGGCTTTCAGCGCGTCCTTGGCCTCGGGGGGAAGGCCGTAGGTGTCGTCGTCGGAGATGGCGGCTGCCTCCTGCGAGCGAACCGAGCCGCGTGGCCGGAGCGTCTTGGCCTTGTTGCGGGCCTCGACCTTGGCGTCGATGCGGCTGGGTGCGGAGGGCTTGCCGGCGGGGATCTGAACGTCAAAGAGGAAGCGGGCAGCCTTCGCAATCGCCTCGTCGTCGGTGAGCGTCCGTCCGCGGGCCTGCTCCTTCTGGGCGTAGAGGCGGGCGGTCTCAACGAGCTCGATGCGGTTGTCAATCTGGGCCTTGGTGAGCGTTCCCTTGGCGCCGTTGCCGATCTTGTCCGCGAGCCCGGCGTCTGCCTTGGTGTCGAGGAACTTGTGGATCTGGACGACCCGCTGGGCCTGGGTCGCCTGCTGCTTCTCGCCGGTCAGAGCCGCGAGCTGCTTCTGCATCTCGGCGACCTGCTTGAACACGGGAGCGATGGCGTTCGCGGCCTCGTCGCCAAACTCGTCCTTGAAGGTCTGGACCAGCGCGTCGGGGTCGATGTTGGTGGAAGTTCCCGAGTCGGCCTGAGCATTTGGGCCTGCGGAGGCGGTCGGCTTTGCAGCGTCGGCCTTACCCGCACTCGGGGTGATCGGTTCGGCGGCTGGCTTCTCGCCGCGGAGCATGGCGCGGAAGTCGGCAAGGTCGGCGGCGCGGTCAAAGCCGTCGGGCTGGGCGTCCGTGCCCTTGCCCGCTTCGGCACCCTCTTCGTCGCCGTCCGTGGCGTCGTCGGCTGCGTCCTCTTCGGTTACCTCTTCCTCGGGCTGCTCGTCGTCGGCAAGGCTCTCGTAGGTCTCGGGCGGAGTCTCGGTGTCCTCGGGTGCCTCGTCCTTCGCGGGCTCAACGGTCGCGCGGATCGCTGCGACGGCCTCGGCGGAAAGCGAGTCGGGCATCTCATCCTGTTTGATGGAAGGCACAAACACCGGATCGTTTGCCGGTGTGGAAGGGACGCTGTTTGCAGAACCCTGGGCGGACATGGGTAGTCTCCGCCCTTCACTCGCAGGAACGATACAAGGGGGAGAATGCAAGTCCAGATAGCATCGGTGATAGACTTGCGCACCGAAGGCGGTACGCTTTTGGCATGACCACCAGACTGATCCGGTTCGGAAGCGTGACGGTAAACCCGGCGTTTGTGCAGGCCGTTCTGCGTGGGACGCACGGGCAGGGGCCGGGCGCAACGATCTACATGGCCAGCGAGCACGAGAAACTCACGTCGCTTTGGATTCCAGACGACTACGCCGATGTCGTCGATGCCCTGAACGGCAAGCCGCAAGCCCCGCACAAGGAGCCCGCATGACCACCCCCCGCTTCCTGATCCTGCCTGACCTGATCGTGAACGTGAACGACATTGTGGCCGCCTACACGTTCTCCGATAACGCCGACCAAGCGACCGCGATTGACCTACGCGACGACCGCGGCACGGTCTACACGGGCGCGAAAGTGTCCGAAGTGACCGCCGCACTCCGCAAGGCGATGAAGGGGCCGACGGCTCCAGACATGGCCGGGCCGCCGTGGTTCCCACACGTCCCCATCGACATCGAGAAGCAGGCCCGCGAGACGAAGGCGGCTGGAAAGCCTTAGCTCGCCGCCACCTTCTGCCAAATCTTCGCCTTCGCCTTCATGTAGTCCTGCTGCTGCGCCCGGTCCTTGAACCGAACCGTGCCGTCCTTCTTGTCAATGCAGTTTGCCGACTCCGCGTCCCCGTTCGCCGCCATCTCGCGCTGCACTTTCACCACTTCATCCTTGTGCCAACCCTCGGTGATCGACTCCTGGCCGTCGCCGTGGAAGCGTCGATTCCCGTTCTGGACGCACTTCTTGGCGTAGACCTGCTCGGCTCTGGCGCCGCACTCGGGGCACGGGACGTGTCCGTTGTTGTCAAGTTCGGCAACTTTGCAGAACACGTCGCCGATAAAGTGGCAGTTCTGGCACTCAACGGGGTATTCGGGCATGGGTCAAACTCCTGTGAAAACCCGCGCCTCGGCTTTCACCGTGGCGCAGGCTGCGGGGTCGCTACCAGTCAGGCGGCACCCGGCAATGCCGGGGCCTTTTCGTTTGTGGTTTGGGGCATGAGCACGTTCGCAGCCTCCGCGATGCGGCGGCGTGCGATCTCGACGTACTCGGCCTCGCGTTCAAAGCCGATGAAGTTGAACCCCTCCAGCATCGCGGCCTTGCCGGTGCTGCCGCTGCCGGTGAACGGGTCTAGGACGGTCCCGCCCGGCGGCGTGACTAGTCGGCAGAGGTATTGCATGAGGGCCGTGGGCTTGACGGTGGGGTGGTGATTCTCGCGGGCCGTTGACTTGCTTCCAGCGATGTCCCACGCGCGACCGTCGCCGCTTGGTGGGTGTGGCATCTTTTGAGGCATCCCATCTAGCCCTTCCGACCGATCCGCCTTGCTCGCCTTGGGCACGTAAAAGAAGCGAGAGGCTGGCGCGTGCCAGTACCCATCTTCGCCATTCTCGCCCGGAATCCATCGCGTCTCCGGAAACCCCGCCAGCACCTCATCGCTGCCGTCGTGGATCAGGTTTGCGGGCCAGCGACCGAGTTCTTCCGCCTTCGCCACGGCCGCCTCGCCCCGTGCCTTGCACTGCGCAATGGCCGCCGAATCGTGCTTCCACGGTCGATCCCATCCGTCGGTCTTTGTGCTGACGCGCCCGCCGTTGAGTTTGTTGCCGTTGGCATTCACCCGGCACCCATCCACATTCACCGCGCCCGTCCCGTGCTGCAGCACGTTCGCCGCCACGGTGCCGGGGAAGGGCTTGCGGGCCATCGTGATCGGTTCAAGGGCGGGCTTTAGAGCCGTGCCCCAGCCGTTCCAATCACCATCAAGGTTGTGCGACTTCGGGAACCCCGAGCCGTACACCCAAGCGATCATGTCCCGAATCTCAAAACCAGCATCCTCGATCCGCACCGCCATGCGGTGCTGCGTGCGCGTCCCGGCGAACGCGAGCAAGTGCCCGCCCGGTTTCAGCACGCGAAGGCACTCGGCCCAGACCTCGACGGCTGGTACGTCGTAGTCCCACTTCTTGCCCATGAAGGACAGGCCGTAGGGCGGGTCAGTCACCACCGCATCCACGCTCGCATCCGGCATCGCCCGCAGCAGGTCCAGACAGTCGCCATGATCGACGCGCCAAGTTGTCACGCGATACCTCCCGGCACCGACGGGGCCATGTCGCTACGTGTCTGATCCATCACGCCGCCCTGAGTCTCGGGCCGCGGGTTGCCTTGCTTGATCCCCGTCGGCTGGGGCGGCTCGGCCTGTGCCATGACCGTCTGCTCGGCCGCCATCGTGTCCTGAGAGGGGAAGATTTCATCAAGCTCGGGGACGTTCATCTTCTCCGCCGTGATTCGCATGAGCGCCTGAACGTCGCCGCCAAGCGTCGCCACGGTCTGAACCGCGCTCGGAATGACCTGGAGCATCTGGACGAAGCGGGCGAGCTCCAAGTTTCGGTCGCCGCGGGGCTCGTCGTAGGGAATGACATCCCACGAAAACTCCGTCATGTCGCCTTCGAGCTGGGAGCCGTCGTACATCAGCTCGACCTCGCCGACGCCGCCGATCCGCTCCGAAAAGATCCGCTGGGCGAATACGTCGGTGTCCTGGTCCTTGGCCATGTGCATAGCGATGGTGGAAAGGGCATCGCGGGCACGGGCACGCATCCCCGAAAGAATGCGATTCATGTTCGCCTGGAGCGTTCCGACTTCGGTTGCGGTCTTGGCGTTGCCAGCCGAGACGCCGCGGGACTGATCCACGCCGGCGGATGCGATGTTGGCCTGCTGCCTGAGCCACTGGATCGCGTCGGTGGTGTTCTTGGCGAGGCCGCCGACCTCAACCGCGTTCACCTTGTCGGGCTGGGTCGTCTTGTAGAACTCGTCGTCGGGCACCTCGTTGAGCCGGGCAACAAGATCCTCTTCCGTGGGGTGGTAGAAGATCGCGCGGCCGCTGCGAAGCGCCTGCCGAACCGCCTTCACACCCATGCGGGCAAGGGCGATGTGCAGATCGAGGAGGCTCGCCGCGGGCGCCAAGCCCATCGTGTTGCTTGGCACGTCCTCGAATGAGAGGCGCACGTAGGGGCCGCCCTCATACCCAAGGTACTCCTCGGGCTCGATGAGCCATTGGGCGTTCCCGTGCAGGCCGGGAAGGATGCCGCGAAGCACCTTCTTGCCGTGCGTGATCGTGACATCCCACAGCTCGACCTCATCGTAGATTTGCTCGTCGCCGGTCTCGGATGGGCCGCTGATCTCGTGCGTGTGGCCCTGGTCCTCGGGCGAGCCTGACCGCAGCGAGGGAAGATTGGCCACTACGTCCGGGTCGAACTTGCCCGATTCGATGAGCGCCTGCTTGGAGATCCTGAACCGATCCGCACGCCAGCAGTCCTCCCGCGGGTCGCGCGAGTAGGGATCACAGGCGTAGTCGTCCAGATCCACCCGCCCGCAGTAGAACTTGCCGGGGTCGTATGCCGTGCCCTTGAACCGCACCGAGTCGCCAGACTCACCCACGCCGACCTTGTAGATGCCAAGGCCGCCGAGAAGGGCGTCCAGAACTGCCAGCCGATGCGTGTGCAGCAGGCCAATCTCGGTCGCGCGGTGATTCAGCATCATCTCGCGCACCTTGCCCTCGGCACGCAACTGCGAGCGCCGGGGCTTGACCTGGAAACGAAGCTCCTCGCCGACGATGGCGGAGAGCCATGCCTGAACGGACTCGTGGATGAGGTTGATGGGCCGCTTGTCGCCGTCGGAGCGGGCCACAAGGTCGGGCATCTGGCCGTACCACGCGCCGGCGTACTCGCGCATGACGTAGGTCCGCACGTCGCGGAAGGGCTTGAGGCGTTGGTGTCCCCACTGGATCGCACGCTGAACGCGGGCCGGATCGAGCGAGGCGATGCTGCTGGATGTCGAGAAGGTGGACATGGCGCGACCTCGGCGGGTCACGCGAGCTGGGAACGTCCGGGGAGAGTGTAGCCGCTAGGCGGCGGTCGTGTGCATGATGACCGCCACAACCATCACGAACCCAGCCACGGCGCACGTGATCCCGTTGACGACCGCAGCGATATGAACCGCCGTGAACTGTGGCTGGTGAGGCCGATAGAAGCGAGAGAGACACACCAGCACAAGGTTCATGCAAACCGTGGCAAGGAAAACGAGGGCAAAACCTTGGGCAATGCTCACTATGCAGCCTCCGTCGGTGCGGTGCGGATCACGATGCGGCAGTCACCTCGCATCATCTTCGGGTCGCGGATGAGCCGAAACCCACGCACGAACACGTCGGTCGGTGGTGGTTCTGGGATCGCCTTGGATCGGCTGATGGTGTCCTGATTCACCCAAACCACATCGTACAGATGCTCCGACACGAGCACTTCTTTGATCGCGTCGGGGCCGTGCTTCTTGCCCTCTTCACTGAGCAGTTCGCAGAAGTTCCAGAGATCATTCACTTCATGGCCTCCCGCATGGCCTCGATGCGTCTCGCGGCGTTGCGTTCCAGGTGTTGGAGCTCGCTTGCGGTGACGCTGCGGCCGGCGTTGGTCCGCTCAATCGCCTCGCTGATCGCGTCGGGCTTGGGGAGTTGGCCGACGATGCGAGCAACGGTGAAGGACCGATCTATGCTGGCCACATCAACATCGGCGCGATGCCGTCCGTCCGCGGACCAGCCAAGCCACTCGGGTTTGATGGTCAACTCGCCGTCGGGCTGGTCGGTCCTCATGCCCCAAGTCTAGTACGTCAGCCGATTCTCCGCCTCCCTCGCCCGCTGTGCCTGGACCATCCTCCATCCCAGCGTGTCCTTCGGCGGGTCGGGCTGCTTGGCGTTCACTGGCGGGACCATGCTCATCGCGTTGTGCAGCAGGGCGTCGGCGATCACCCTGTCGCCGTGGGGTACTCGTGCATCGTCCATTGAGTCTTCCGCCGCCCCAACGCTCACCAGTCGCCCGGATCGGTCGTAGGAGTACGTGAGGCACTCCGAAAGGGCGTCGATGCTCGGGTTTGTGAACTTCCCCGCGTGCAGCGCCCCGCGGTACTCGCTGAGCAGCGTTTCCTTCGTCTGGGCGCTGGATCTCCAACCGAAGTCGCTCGGGCTCGCGTCCTGAATGTCGCCGGGCTCGGTCATGTGGTTGGCGATGCGAGGGTATTTGAGCCGGATCAACCTTCTCGCAAAGACTTCACCCGGCCCGTTGATCTCGAACTGGATCATGGCGGACTTGTGACGCCCACCGAACCAGATGCCCGCAGCCGCGGCATCTACCGCCGCTTGCTCTGGCACCACGCCAGGGGCCGAGTATTCCGCCCACTTGACCCCCGTAGAGGCGTCGCCGACGCTGATAACGGTGTTGGCCGCACCGACGCCGGCGCCGATGTCGATGCCCATGCACCACGAAATGTCCTGCCGCGGCCGCTCGTCGCGCGGGTCGAACCACATCCGCCACGGGCCGCGTGGATCGGGCCGGAAGCGAATCGACTGGGCTTTGCGGGTTTCGAGGATGATGTCCGTGCTGGTCGCGTCGCCGAAGCCTGGGTGAATCCAGCCGCGGACCTCGGGCGCCACTCCGTAGGCCGCTTGGTGCTGCTTGATGAGCGACCGCGGGAAGAAGCCGGATGCCGAATCGGGCGGGATCGCCATGTATTCGCGGAGCCACAACCATTCCGGCATCTCGCCGCGGCGTCGCAGGATGCGCTCCAACTCGACGCGCGGGAGGGTTGGATTGTCGAACGTGCTCGCGGTAAAGGACTTCCAATCCAGATCCATGCCGCTCGCCGCACGGTCGAAGAACTCATCGAAATCCGGGCCGATGCTGTGCGGGGTGCCGAGCATGAGAGCACGGCCCGCGAAGTCGATGAGCGTCGGCTCTAGGCACGCATCCCACCAGCGCCGCAAGCCGGGAATGAGGCTCGCTTCGTCGATTACGGCAAGGTGGTACCGCCTGGATCGCCCCGCCTCGGGGTTGTTTTCGAGCGTCCACCCCTCGATGACGGTGCCGTTGAGCAGCTCGATGCGCTTATCGGCGTCGTTGGCCCGGACGATGATCGGCGAAAGCCGCGTTCGGAGCTGCATCCAGATCTCATCAAGCAACTTGTACCGCGGCGTGAACAGGCCGATGTAGCGCCGATCGTCCTTCCCCGCCTCCCGGCACATGAGGATTTCGCCGAGCGTGGACTTCCCGAACCGACGGCCGCAGCGGACGACGCGATGCCGCGCCGTGGAGTCGATGATGAGCTCCTGGCCAGCATGGGGGCCGCGGATGCGGACCTGCCGCTCGCCGGCGATGGTTGGGGCTCGCTTGCTCGTCATTGGACCGCCGCAATCACCCGTTCATGGATAAACCTCACCACGACCTCGCCAGAATCCTGGGACTCGATCGGGTCGGTGCGTTCGAGGATGACATCGGCCGCTTTGACCGCGACGGGCGCCACGTTCCCTTCGTCGTCGCGGGCCTGGAGAGCCTCCAGCAGCGTCGCAATGGCCAAGGCCCGGCCGTTGGCATCGAGGAGCATCTTGCGGGCGTTGACGACCTCCACGAGCTTGGGCGGAGGAGGCTTCTCGGGCAGCGATCCATCCCGCTGCGATGGCTTGCGTTCGCTTCGTTTCGGCTTATGTACGGCGATTTCGGATGTTCTCGGGAACATAAAGCGCGCCTTTGGGGTAGGGCACGCGAGCCGAAAGATCGTCCGAAACGAGTGTAGCCGCTTGCCAGGGCCGACGTTGCGCGAGATTGAACCGAACCAACCCCGAAAGAAAGTAGTGGGGGGAATCCCCCGAAGTGCAAAGTATTTCGAGAATCTGCTGGACAAAGTATAAAAACCCCTTGCGTTGAGCCGACTGATAGTGTAAACACTATCACAGTTCCGAGTTTTCACCAACCAAGCACAGGAGCACCAGACGATGCACACCGTATTTGTCCGCCTGACCGCCACCAAGACCCGCCGCGTTGCTCGCGTACGCACCGCATGGCAGCGTGACTACTACGTCGATGGTGTCATGGGTGGCGGTTGGGCGTTCGGTAGCTTTGACCGCACCCGCACGGGCGTCGAGACCGTGACCTACGCCGACGGCAGCACCGAGCGCCGCGAAGTGACCAGCGAGGACGATGACGAGGGGCGTCTGTGCGTTGGCCAGTACGTGAGCCGCACGCGGGTTCTGGTTGATCCACTGCTTGCCTCCGACGGAATCCCGTTCTGACCACCCCGCCCGCCCCGTAACCGGGCCGGGCCGGGTTTGTCCCCTAACCCCCAAGGAGTACCGCCCGATGAAGACCGTTGCCGAAGTCAAGAACGAGCTCCCCGATGTCAAGATTCTGTGGGAGGGCCGCACGTACTGGGCCCGCGTCACCGGCCGCCTGAACCGCTTTGCCGGCGTGAGCCCCTACCAGCCCGTCGACGGCCGCAAGCGCGTGCGGATCATCATGGGCCCCGTGTTTGAGTTCGCGTGGGAGACTGTCACCAACGCCGTCAACAAGGGAACCACCCTCCAGGCCTGACCACCCACCCACCCATCGGCGAAGGTCGCTGGGTGCGGCTTGCCCGAACACTCGGCCGCGGAGAGCAGCGGCACAAGCAGGAGCACTAGGACATGAACAAGGCACAACGCGAGCTTTACGGAGTCACGGATCAGGATTGGAGCGATGCCCGCCACCGGGTGCGCTCTGCGATGGTGGGCGGCCGCGCTCGGTACTTCTCCCGCAGCCGTGACTTCAACAACCACAACGGTAAGCAGGGCACCATCACCAAGGTCATCAAGTCGAGCCGGGAGATCGAGCTCGCCTTTGACTCGGGCGAGAAGTTCCGGGCATTCGCGCACAACGTCGCCTTTTGCTGATCCCTTCCCCCCCCACCCCCCACCAAAGGAGCCTCCCAGTGAAGATTGCAGATTTCCAGTCCCGCAGTCCCTCCGGCGCCCGCTACCTCGGTCTCCCTTGCTCAAGCGCCGTCGCCGGCAATGGGTACATGGCCGGGATCTTCGACGACGGCGCCATGCTCTACGTCGGTTCTCATCCTGTTTACACCACGCCGCGGACTGACCGTGACGTGCTCGACGAGCTGGCCAGGGTCGGGAACGTGCTGGCGAACGTGCCCAAGAAGGTGCGCGAGAGCCAGATCGAGGAGCTTGCTCAGCGTTTCCCGGCGCAGATCCGCATCCGCGAGGGTGAAGTTGTGGTCGGCGGATCGGTCTGGACGCCAGACGGCGACTTCCTTCGGCTTGCCTGATTCCCTCGTGTCACCACCATCCACCAAGGAGTTTCACCATGTTCAGGGTTTCCACCGATACGCAGGACTTGACCCGCTACGTGATTCAGGACAAAAAGACGGGCCGCTACCTCGCCATGCCCGGCTGTTCGTCATCGTTCACCAGTCGCATTCAGGACGCCCGCATCTTGATCGGCCGCGAGACGGCGCGGGCGGAGATGTGCGAGGACTCCGAGCGCCTTGTGAAGTGGGCCGATGCCGTTGCCTAGCCCACCCGCCCCCGCCTTGATCGGCCGGGGCTGGCTTGTCCGACACGCCCGAAGCGCGAGATGGGCACGCGCGGGAGCGGCGGGAGCCGCAGGAGTACGACGATGGAAAGCAACAGGCAGAAGGCCGATCGGATGTCCAAGGCGCTGGTGTCACACGTCAACGCCGTGCTTTTGGCTGAGGCTCACGCGAAGCTCAAGCGCGAGCAGATGGACGAGATCGACCGCGAGTGCATCGCCGTGCTCGCCCCCCGCGACCGCTACGACGGTTCGTTGATCACCGAGCCGCGCTTGCTCTGGCACATGACCGACGAGGCCGCCCAGGTCTACTACGCCCACAAGCACGAGATCCTCAAGGCCCGCGGCTACCCCGTGTCCGAAGTTGGCGACTGTCCGGCGTTGGTCGCCGAGAACCTTCTCGCGTTCGCACAGAGCAACCTTGTCGAGGGCGCGGCCGAGTTTTTCCCCGGCATCACGCCCGGCCGCCTGATGAGCGCCGGGATGACCAAGTATCGTGAGTTTGTGCGTCTGCTGATCGGGCTCGTGACCAACCACCCGAGCTATCGCCCGCCGGCGATCCTTGTTGTTGCCTGACCCGACCGCCCACCCGCGGCATCCCTGACAGGGGACGCCTGCGGATTGCCTTGAACAACGGCGCGAGTAGGCACGCGCGGGAAGCCGAAAGGCGAGGAGTTCACCGATGATTGGATCTTCTGGACCGTCTCTGACCGATGCCCCGGACGACTACGCCGACCCGTCCGCCCGCGGGCCCAAGACCTTCACGGTCTACCCCGAGGAGAACACGGCCGCGGCACGGGCCGCGCGAGACAAGCACTACGGCGACTTCGATTCTGCCATTGTCGCGGCTCAGCGGATCGCGGCGGAGATGGGCCGCCCTGTGGACATTGCAGGATTCGACGACGACGGGAACCACGTCGGAACTTGGGAGATCCGGCCGGACTTCGCGCTCCCGATCTACCACGTCTGCCCGGAGGAGCACAGTCCCCTTCTCGACGCCGCGGCGGACCTGCTGGAGGCTTGTGAGGGTCTGTTGAAGCACATGGACATGCGCAAGGTCACAGTGCGCAACGGCTTCGAGTTGCTGCTATACCGCGCCGCGGCACGAAAGGCCGTGGACAAGGCCCGCGGCATCCGGCACGTCGCCGAGCTGCTGCCCGCGGCCGAGCCGACTGGGGGTGTCGCGTGAGCACGACCACACCCACCAAACTCACCAAGGACCAGAAGATCGACGCGCTGGCGACGATGTTCTTCGAGGCCAACGAAGCGGCGAAGGCCGCGGACCCCGGCGCCGAGGAGGACAATCGGGGCTCATCGAACCTCGACACGCCCGCCTTCCGCGTGGACGGCACCACAAAGGCGACCATCGAGGCCGCGGCCGCGCTCTCCGGCGTCGCCGTCACAGAGTTCAAGTGGCTCGGCGGCCGCAAATGGTTCTGGTTGAACGTCGAGATGCACGGCCAGGGGCACCGACGGACGACCATGATGGAGGCGGCGCAGGCCGTCATCCAGCGTTGGAAGGACGAGGGCAAGATCCCCGGCCTTGTGTCGTGCGGATACCAGCAAGCGGATTGATCCTCCTGCCCCGTCGTCGCCTTCGGGCGGCGGGGCTCCCTTCCCCGGCGTGGAGACGCGCCGGCGGAGGGTTTCATGAACACTCGACCCACCACCACCGACGACTTTCGCGCGGCCGTCACGACCGCGATGCAGTCTCGCGGCCTGACGCAGCGCCAACTTGCGGCGCTTGTCGGCACCCACCAGCCGAACCTGTGCCGATGGCTCGACCATAAGGCAGACATCCGGCTCGCTACCATGCTGGCGGTGACGCGCGAGCTGGGTATCGCCGTCCGTCTGGAGATGGCGACCTTTGGCGAGTGAGCCCTTCCCAACCCCGTCCGCCGAGTTTTCCGTCTACGCGCTCGACGCGATCCGACGCCTCCGGGCGCTCGGGCCGATCGAGATTGCGATCCTCGTGCGCGAGCAAGCCGACGACCACCAGCTCCGCGGCATGGCGCTGCGCGGCGTGGTGAAGTCGCTCGGGGTGACGATGGCCCGTGTTCGGATGCTATCAGGGGATGACATGCCTTGGCCCGCGCTCGTAGTCAGTGCGACCGAGCGGGAGAGAACGGTCTTGGGCCTGGTGGTGCCACCGTTGATCGGCGTGCCTGCTGCATCGCCGGCGGCGGTGGAGGCTGGATGGCGAGTCTTGAGGCGATGGAGTGACGTACCACCCGAGATGGTGATACAAGCTTCATCGCATACGCCAGCGCCGCAAGTTCAACCCGCGAGCGGAGTTGAGTCTCAGCCTTGAGGCGCTGAATCCATGCCCTGACGGTGTGGATCGTGACCCTGTACCGGCCCGCTATCTCGTCGTCGTGCTTCGCCTCGCCGATCAGGGCGAGGAGAGAGAGGCACCGGGCATCGAGATCGGCGCCGACGGTGATCAAAGGGCGGTTCTTGGTCGGTCTTGGCTTCCGCGGCATCCTTGCCTCCGGGTCAAAGCGTGGTGCCGGATTCGAACCGGCGTTTCACCCTCGCGCTCACTACCCACCACCACCGATTCTGTTCCCCGTCTAGATCGAGGAGCCCGGACGAGCCGGTTCGGTGCCGAAGGTCTCCGTTACGGGGCTTGGTGCCCCCCGCGTGTCCCATCCACGCCGTTCCACGCGAAATACCGCCCGAGAGATGGCGTGCCTTGCGGCAGAGGCCCGGACGGTTTGCAATAGCAGGGGGCGGATTTGAACCGACGACCTTTCGGTTATGAGCCGAACGAGCTACCAGACTGCTCTACCCTGCTGGCGTCCACAGTAGCGAACGCGCCCGCCGTGGTCAACTTGCCCGGATTCGCGCTGGCGGTGCTTTTGCATCCGATTGGTTGGAAGGGACTTAGGGATTCGTATCAAGAATCTTTGAGCATTTCGCTTGCTTTGGTCGCGGGAAACCCGATACTGGGGGTGCGACTTCGGAGCTTCCCCCGTGCATCTCCCCATCGAAACTTTGACCCCCCACCCTTCCAGCGCACGGCGCCCGAAGTCGCGTTTTGGCGATCAGCCGGACGGGTGTGGGGTCGTATTTTCCAAGGAGCACGCGAATGGTCAGCAGCAGCAAGCGTCAGCGTGAGAGTCTTTCGGGCCGCATCCAACTCCTGATCGAAGCAATGGATCGCCTGGGCGTCCGTCTGGAGCGTGCGAGCCGCGGCCCGTCGCTCAGCCTTGGCCCGACGAAGCAGATGCAGAACGCGAGCCACAACGAGGCCGCAACCGCCGTCATGGGTGCCGAGGACGTGATCGACCCGCACGCGGCCCCAATCTACCGCGGCCCCTCCACCGACGACGTTGAGAACCACCTTCTCTGCGTTGTGACCCCCGACCGTTCCAGCTACATCCGTCCCACTGGCAAGCCCGGCCGCCACGAGCAGGTCTGGTTTGACGGCAGCGTGACCGCCTCCCCGTTCAGCGACGGCGCTCTCAGGCAGTGCGCGGTGAGCAAGGATTGGGCGATGGTCTACGAGCCTGTCGCCCGCGAGATTGTCGGCCTCCCCGCACTGGCGGAGCTTGACCACTGCCGCGAGGGGGAACAGGCGTGAACAAGCACAACCCACCCGCGTTTCCAACTAACGGGCACCATGAAGAAGGCCCCTTCGTCATTGCTGGCATGACCCTCCGCGACTACTTCGCGGCCAAGGCGATGCAGGCGATGGTGCTCCCGTTCATGGAGTCCCACTGTGCGGGCGGCGACGAGGAGAAGTACCTCAGCAACGCCGCCAAGATTTTTAGGGCGTGCGCAGCCTCAACTGCCACTGACAGCGACGTTGAGCTCGCGGATCTGTCCTACTTCATTGCCGACGCCATGCTCGAAGCCCGCAAGTCTGACTGACCCCGCGCGAGGGGGTGCGTGGTGGCACCCCTGAGCGCAGCGTCATCCAACAAGGAGCCCCCCGTGATTACCGAACGTCAGAGACAAGTCAGGAACCAAGGCGTCGGCGCGTCCGAGTGCGCCGCCGTGCTTGGGCTTGACCCGTACCGATCCGCCTACGACCTCTACATCCTCAAGTCCGAGCTCCACGAGGAGAGCGGCGAGCGGGCCGAGAGCGAGGCCCAGGCCATCGGCAACCTCATCGAGCCGACGACCGCCGCCCTTGCCGAGCAGCGGCTTGGATGCCGTCTGGTCAAGCCCACGAGCACGTACAAGGCTCCCAACGGCGTCATGTTCGCCAATCTGGATCGGCAGGTCGAGAAGTCGATCCGCGGGGCCGACAACTGCGAGCTCAAGTCCACGGGCTTGACCGAAGGCTGGGGCGAGGAAGGCACCGATCAGATCCCCGAGCGGACGCTGATCCAGGTGACGGCGCAGATGGTGTGCAGCGATGCCCGTGTGTCGCACGTCGCACGCTTGCTGGGGCGCTGGGGCTTTTCGTTCTCGATGTACCGCGTCGAGTTCAACCCCCGGCTGGCGCAGGTGATCGAGGAGAACGTGCTGGAGTTTTGGCGTTGTGTCGAAGATGGACGCGCACCAGCCAACAGCGTCCCCAGTCTGGAAGTCATCTCGCACGTCCGCCGCGTGCCGGGCAAGGTGGTGGACATCTCGCCAGAAGTGGTGAGCAACTACCGCCGGGCCGTGTCCACGCGGAAGGACGCCGAGCAAGTCGAGGAAGAAGCCAAGGCCGTTCTGCTGGCGGCGCTTGGAGATGCAGAGGTCGGGAAGGCAGGCAACCTCACGGCGTCGTTCCGCACTATCGAAACAAACCGTTTCGACGCCGCGGCGTTCAAGACTGCCCACCCCGACCTTCACGCTCAGTTCACCAAATCCAGCGGGTATCGCAGGTTGGATGTGAAGGAGTCGAAGGTATGAGCATTGTGACCCGCCCCCGTGCAGACATGATCGACGACGATCAGGAGCTGCCAACCATCAAGATCGACCAGCCCCAGGACCGGATGAGCCCGGCATCGAGGGCGGAGGTGGACATTCAGATTTCCACCGCAAGGGCCTACCCGCGCTCGATCAAGAACTTCAAGCAACTCGCGCTGGCAATGGCGACGCTGGACGAGGAGACCGCTTCGGGGTGCTTCTACGCACTTCCAAGGAGCGGCAAGACCATCGAGGGGCCGTCGGTTCGCCTCTCGGAGATCGTGGTCTCGGCATGGGGCAACATCCGCGCCGATGCCCGCGTGATCCACGTTGGCGACAAGGAAATCGTCGCCGAGGGGATGTGCTGGGATCTGGAGCGGAATATCGCCATCCGCAAGCAGGTGACGCGCCGCATTACGGACAAGAACAACCGCCGCTACTCCGAGGACATGATCGTCGTCACGGGCAACGCGGCCTGTTCTATCGCGTTCAGGAACGCCGTGTTCGCGGTGGTGCCTGGGGCATTCGTGAAGTCGATCTATGACGCGGCCCGGAGCGTGGCCATTGGCGACGCCAAGACGCTGGCCAACAAGCGGGCGGACATGGTGGCCTACTTCGCCAAGATGGGCGTCCAGCCCGACCGCCTGCTTGCGGCAATCAACAAGGCTGGCGTCGAGGACATCGGGCTCGACGAGCTTGGCCTGCTCAAGGGCATGGCAACAGCCATCAAGGACGGGGACACGACCGTCGATCAGGCGTTTCCCGATCCCAAGGCGGCTTCACTCCCGGCGACCACTGGGTCCGCTGCGGACAGGCTCATCAGCAAGCTCGCACCGAAGGCGGAGCAGCCGCCCAGCGAGCCTCCCGCCCCCGCTGAGCCTCCGGCCCCATCCGAGCCCGCCGACGGCATGACGGACGACCAGCGGGCATTCACGGCCAGCCTGCTGCCAACCGGCGAGCCCGAGAAGGTCGCCAAGCGAGGCACCCCACGCAAGTAGGTCTCTCTCACTCCACTCCGCCGCGCTTGTAACCCGACGCGGCGGGGTTTGACCAAGGCATCTTCAACCCAAGCCGCCCGTGGGGTCGTAACGGCGGCAACCTCTCTCCAGCCTTGACCCGGCAACCACCGGGTCAGGGCCTTCTAAGCCTAGCCGCACCCTCGCGTGGCCTTGTCGGTCGCGCGAGGGATTGGACAGGGCAGCGCAGGCCATGTCGGGGCTGGGTGGGGCATGGTTCGGTGGAGCATGGCAAGGCGACATCTCGCTCGGTTGAAAGACCGGGCGGGGGATTCATGGTCTGGAGTGCCGAGGTCGGGCATGGTGATGCGCGGAGCGGACGGGTCTGGACTGGCGGGGCATGGATCTCGCCTCATCGGGAAACCGACGGGGCGGGTTTGCGAAGGGTGACGCACAACGGCCAACTTCGGCCAACACCAATCACCCAAAGGGAGTTCTCATGGCTACGGCAGTTGCACTCGGCGGCGACGTTACGAACCTTGGTGCAGAGACCTACGCGGCGTCCATGCCGTACCGGGCTCGCGTGGAGATCACGGGATGCGCGGACATCCTTCTCCACCGCTGGTCGTGTGACGCGGTGGAAGCGAAGTCCAAGGCGGCGAAGGGGAGCAAGGCGAAGAAGTCCGACGACCTTGAGTCCTACGTCTACCGCAACGAGGATGGCGAGATTTGCTTGCCCGGCGAGTACCTTCGGCAGTCGATCATGGCCGCGGCGAAGTTCCGCCAAGATCCTCGCTCACCGCGCAAGTCCGCGCGTGACCTTGTGTCGGCGGCGCTGATCCCGCTCACCAACCTCGCGTCGCTCGGCAAGCTCACTTGGGACTACGAGGACCGCCGCCGCGTGCGCGTCCAGCAGAACGCGATCACTCGCGTCCGCCCGGCGATCCGCATGGGCTGGACTGTTGAGGTCGATTTCATGGTGACGCTGCCCGAGTACGTGTCGGTGGAGATGTTGCAGGGGATGGTGGTTGACGCTGGACGACTGATCGGCGTCGGCGACTTCCGCCCCACGTTCGGGCGGTTCAACATGACCGGGTTTGAGATGATTGACTCCTGATCTGGGTTGGGCTCGGAGTGGCTTGGTGGGGCGAGGCCGGGCACGGTGTGGCTGGGCCTGGTCTGGAGTGGCAAGGAACCCCACGTTCGGGAAACCGTGCGTGGGGGATTGCGGTCCGGCGCGGTTGGGAGTGCTGGGGTCAGGCCCGGCGCGGTCTGGGATGGTCAGGCGCGGAGCGGCAGGGCAAGGGCTACCGGGTGGCGGAAACGCTGCCCGGAGCATTCAGGGCGCGGTCAGGTGTGGCTCGGCATGGAAGGGCAAGGCGCGGTCGGGTGTGGCGCGTTGCGGCAAGGAATCACGGGCGACGGAAACGCCGCCTGTGATGTTTCGGATGTGGATTGGCGTGGTTTGGCGAGTCGGGCTGAGGCAAGCTGCGGCGCGGCGAGGTGCGGAATCCCGCTCGGTTTAACAGCCGGGCGGGGTGTTTAGGCATGGCGCGGTCGTGTCGGGTTTGGTGAGGCAGGGCATGTCCAGGCGAGGCGCGGTGCGGCATGGAACCGCCCCGTCGGGAAACCGATCGGGCGGGATTGAACTACGCCGCACTGTCCCGTGGCTGAGTAGGTCGCGGGACGGGTTGAACGAAAGGGAACACAAGCAATGGCAGGCGACTGGCACCCAATCTTCAACAACCTCCGAGACTCGCCGCGCGTCGTGCGCATGGCCCGCGAGCTGCGCGTTAAACGAACCTTAATCGTTGGCGCGTGCTCAATCTGGTGGGCGATCCTCGACGAGCACGGCACCAACGGACTGGTCCCAGACTACGGGCTGGATGATCTAGACCAAGTGGTTCAGATCATCGGGTTCGGCGCTGCGATGGTTTCGGTTGGTTGGATCAAAGTCATTGACGGCGGCCTATTTGCGCCTGAATGGGAGAAGCACAACAGCCAAGGTGCGAAGGTCAGACTGACCGAGCGAGCCAAGAAGCGGCGGCAGCGTTCCGAGAAACTTTGTCCCGGTTCTGTCCCCGAAAGTGAGGGACAACTTCGGGACAAAGACGGGACAAACGAGGGACAAAACGGGGACACGACCGGGACCACCACTACCACGACCACTACCACGACCCATAAAGACATTCTTCCCCCCGCTGCTGCGCAGCGTGCCCCCAAGGGGGCAGGCGAGGCTCCGCCGCTGATCCCAAAGCCGCCCCCGGTGAACTGGGATCACCTGACCGGATGGCGAGGCATCGACGAACGACGACGAACAGCGTGGGCCGCGGCCTACCCCGCGTGCGACCTCGACCGGCAACTGGCGGCGATGCACGCATGGCTGACGGCCAACCCCGAGCGGGCGAGGAAGAGCAACTACGAGCGGTTCATCACGAACTGGCTGAAGCGCGAACAGGATCACGGCGGCGACATGAGGAGCAACGGCAATGGCAACGGACTTCGGACAAACGGTCGTGGGATTGGCGGCGGAACTCATGCGGCAGAGCGGCGAGCAGCCAAAGCCGCCCGCGAGTACCCCGAACCAGACCTCGAACTCCCCGTCCAATCATTCTCTGGAAGTGCAGGGGCGGATGATCCGGAGTGGCCTCCCGTTCCGGCACCGCGAGGCTAGACCGGCCGGGCTTGACCGCTCAAGCGGCTGGGGCGAGTCCTTCACCTCGGCGTGGCGTTTGTGTGGGCTTGGGGGTATGGTGTGTCTCCTGGGGCAACGCGGCACGGGTAAGACGCAGATGGCGTGCGAGATCGCGCGAGCGTTCATTGCTAGGCGGGTCGAGGTCGGCAAGGAAGAGGACTTTTCGGTCCTGTACGTGCGGGCAATGGAACTCTTCGGCGCCCTTCGCGGCGCGTTCCGCAAGGGGTCCGACCAGACCGAGATGGACGTGATGGCGCGGTTCCGCAAGGTGCCGCTCCTTATCATCGACGAGATCCAGGAGCGCGGCGAGACCGAGTTTGAGGACCGGATGCTCGTGCTCCTCCTCGACCAGCGGTACGGGGACATGAAGCCGACGCTGATCCTGAGCAACCTCGCGCGGGCGGAGCTTGCGGCGAGCCTTGGAAAGTCCGTCGTGAGCCGGATTCAGGAAGTCGGGACCGTGATCGAGTGCAACTGGAAGAGCTACCGAAACAAGGCCGCGGGAGGTTCACAGTGATTCCACAGCGTCTATCGGCAGCGGACCATCTCGCGGGATGCGTTCTGCTCAACCCGGAACTTCGTGGCTCGCTTCGCCCCGACGAGGCGGCGTTGCTGGCGGCACAGCAGCCGCTTGACCCGGACGAACTCAAGGCGAGGGTGATCCTCGAAACCGACAACGACCCCGAGCGGCTTGTCTGCCACTTCCGCGAGTGCGTGCGGCGGATGCGGATGGACGCCGGGCTCGACAAGCCCGCCGAGTCGTCGGCCATGCAGCGGCTCATGGAGGCACGCAACCGCGAGACGGTCAGCATGGCGGACGTTGAAACCACCGAGCGCAACAGGGCGGCGGAATCTGCGTACCGACGCGGCTACGTGCAGGGGTACTGGGAGGGCTCCGAGAACGAGCGCAAGTACGGGGCCGAGAAGGTGGACGCGTTCTGGAACGACGTTCTGAGCCCGTGGCGATACCGCGACTGCTCGCGGCTGGTGCTGCCCCCGGAGATTACTGACAAGGCCGGAGGTGCAGCGTGAAGACCCCACCAGAGTTTGAGCGGCTGCGGGCACACGACGACCAAGCAGTTGGAGTCGCAACCGAAATGATGGCGATTCTCGCCCCGTTGGTTCCCGCCAGCGACATCTACAGGCAAATCCAAAGCAACATCCGCGCAGCGAAAGACAACGACGACCCGGTTGGTGCCGCAATCGGCGTGATGTCGTTGGTCGGCTTCTGGGCCGCAATCGAGTCGATGGAGCGCTCGATTCGGGAAAGCGAAGGTGTCGCATGACCACCACCACCACCACCCCCAAACTCACCGGCCTCCAGCGCCGGGTCTACGACGCGATTGACAACCACTGGGCCGAGCTCCACGTCGTCGGCCAGCGTTGCGGCTGGGGCGGCGAGGGTTGCCGGCGGACCCCGTGCGGATTGTGGCTTGTGGCCTGCTCGTTGCAGCGTCACGGGCTTGTGGAGACCAAGAGCAGGCCGGATCGCGTGAAGCGAGTGCGAGGTGCGAAGTGAGCGAACCCGTCCGCATCCTCATCGGCGACGTTCTGGACGGGCTTCGGTCCCTGCCGGACGGCTCGGCCCAGTGCTGCGTCACGTCGCCGCCATACTGGGGGCTGCGCGATTACGGCGTGGACGGCCAGATCGGTCTGGAGCCGACGCCCGAGGCTTTCGTCGCCAAGATGGTCGAGGTGTTCCGCGAGGTCCGGCGCGTGCTGCGTGAGGATGGGGTGTGCTTCCTCAACATCGGGGACAGCTACGCGACGGGGACAACAGCAAACAGGCAGCAGTCGCCCAATCCCGGCGTCGGCGCGAACTGCCCAGAAGCACAGAACAGCGTGGCACGCATTGGCACGCCGGCGGGCCTGAAAACCAAAGACCTGTGCGGCATCCCGTGGCGCGTTGTGTTGGCCCTTCAAGCCGATGGGTGGTACTGGCGATCCTGCATCGTGTGGGCGAAGAAGTCGCCGATGCCCGAGAGCGTGACCGACCGGCCAACGTCGAGCTGGGAGCCGATCTTCCTGCTGGCGAAGGGGGAGCGGTATTTCTATGACAGTTTTGCCGTTCGTGAGCGTGACGCGGAGGCGGTGAAGTCATACAATAACCTCCATGAAAACAAGCGCGGAATACATGAGGGCGTGGAGAGCGAAGCCGGAGAACCGAGCCAAGTCGAGGGCGTCGGACGCACGGTACAGGCAAAGCGTCAAAGGCAGGGCGAACCGCGCGGCGTACTCAAAGTCCAAGAAGATGGCGGCGAGTCGGGCGATATGGAGATCCACTCCGGAGGGTCAGGCGTATGTGGCCCGATACCGCAAGTCTCAGAAGAGGAAGCGGGTGCTTGCCCGCTACTACAGCAGCGGGAAGGGCAGGGCTGCAATCGACCGCTATCAGAAGACGCCCAAGGGCGCGGAATCCTTACTTCGCGGAGTTCACAAGCGTCGGGCACGGCTGAAACAGATTGTGTGCGACCTAACTGCGAAACAGTGGCAGGAAATACAGGCTCGTCAGAACCATGCGTGCGCGATGTGCAAGAAAGCATCAGCTTTGACTCGCGATCACGTAGTGCCAATCAGCAAGGGCGGGTCGCACACGGCGGCAAACATTCAAGCGTTGTGCCGGAGCTGCAACAGCAAGAAGGGCAATCGGTAGGCCGCAACCAGCGCAACGTCTGGCACCTTGGACCCGAGCCCTACAGCGAGGCCCACTTCGCAACCTTCCCCACCGAGATCCCGCGCCGGGCCATCCTCGCCGGGACCAGCGAGAAGGGCGCGTGCCCGGACTGCGGCGCACCGTGGAAGCGAATCACCACCCGCGAGAAGTTGACCCGCGAGCGGCCAAACGACTTCACGAAGCGGGACGGCGAGGAGGGCACGGGCAACTCGTGCGCCAACACCGTCGCAGGCGTGGCGACAACGACGCTCGGATGGGAGCCGACATGCAAGTGCGGCAACCCCAACACCGTCCCGTGCGTGGTACTCGATCCGTTCCTCGGCAGCGGCACGACCATCGCCGTAGCCCGCACGCTCGGGCGGCATGGCGTCGGATGCGAGTTGAACCCGGCCTACGCGGAGCTGGCCCGCGAGCGGATCGGGAAGGCAGAGAAGCCCAGCACGTTCGTATCGGCAAAGGCGGACGAGTCGCCACTGTTCTCAGGAGCAACCAAGTGACCCACGCAAAAACATCCCCCACCCGCAACCAGGGGAGCAAATACAACCACAGCAACCCATTCGGCCCGCCAAACGTGGTGTGGACGGCTCAGGGCGTGCTGAAGCACATGCACGCCAACGGCGGCGAGCTTGACGCGACGGACAACGCTGGCGGGCTGCACGGCATCCGCAAGACGGTGATGACGCAGCTCCTCGCGGACGAGCTTGTCGAGTCGCGCGGGTTTGCGAAGTTCAAGATCACGCCGAAGGGCGAAGAGGTCGCGGTTTGGGGAGCCCGCGGATTTGGGGGTGTGAAGTGATGACCCACCGCAGATCAGCAACACCCGCGAACGTCGCCCGCGTGCTTGCCGCCGTCGGGGACGTTTGGACCGACCTTCACGCGATCCGCCGCGACACGGGCTGGAGCGTCAACAACGACGGGATGCTCCAGACGGTCAAGGCGATGGTGCGTGACGGAGTGCTCGAAGAGTCCGGCGGCAACGACGGGGTAGGGACGTACATCGTGCGGCGCAAGCCGGGGGGTGCAGCGTGAACCCGAACATCGACTGCCCAAGGTCGCACGTCCTCGCGCTCGTGACCGAAGTGGACTGGTGGCTCGGCATCGAGGAGATCCGGGCGCAGATGGAGTGGGGACCAGACAACGGGCACAGGGGCCGACGCAGCCTGTACGGGCTGGTGCGAGGGCTCATCACAAGCGGGGAACTGGAGTCACGCGGCGGGGTTGGAACCACGGAGCGGTTTGAGGTGAGGAGGAAGCGGCCATGAACGACATCGACACCATCATCGCCGCCCAGTACGACGCCGCGGCGACACCGATGCTGCCGTTTGGCGAGGCGAAGAAGCGGCCGCGCCGGGTGAACTCCAGTGTTCCGCGCGAGGAGCGAGCCAGGAAGCAGGGCACGCAAGACCTCATCCGCGAGATGCTGCTGGCTGGCAAGCGGTTCAACTACCTCGAAATCATGCGACTCACGGGCTCGCCAGCGACGGCCCAGCGGATCAACGAGCTGTGCGATCAGGGAATGACCATCAAGCGAGACAAGAGCGCCGTGGGCCGCGGCATCGTGGACTACTGGATGCTGCCCGAGGACATCGCGGCTTGGAAGGCTGCGAATGGGGGTGAAGCGTGAACATCGACTACATGCTGGACGACGACAAGTGCTGCACGCTTCGCAACGCATTCATCGACAAGAACGGTGACGACCCATACGACGCATGGGACGCCGGCTGGCGAGCCGCGTGCGAGGCGATGCACAAGAAGGCACAGGCCAAGGCCGCCCCCGATTGGCGCGCGGCGTGCGTGGTGGAGAAGTGCGAGGATGGCGACTGGGATGTTGTGAGTCCTAGCGGTGAGTTCTGGTTGTACGAAGTTCGGCCTTGTTGGATGGGGTTTGACGATTCGGTTAAACGCAGCAAGATCGGTTCATTCGGGTGTGAGATCTCCGCCCGCGCCGCCCTCGCCGCCTGCCCGACCCCGCCGCCGGATTGGGAGGGTTCAAAGTGTGGCTAATCGTCCCTTCAACATCATCTCCCTCTGCGCCGGCGGCGGCGGACTCGACCGCGGCACCGAGCTCGCTCTGTCCCGACTTGGCTTCTCGCCTCGCACAGTCTGCTGCGTTGAGCGGGACGCCTTCGCCTGCGAAGTCTTGGCGGGCGAGATGGAAGCGGGACGCATGGCTCCGGCGGCTGTGTGGTCGGATCTGCGAACCTTCGACGGCCGCCCGTGGCGTGGAATCGTTCACGGCGTCATTGCGGGCATCCCTTGCCAGGGTAACTCACTCGCCGGAAAGCGGCTCCTCGCCGACGACGAGCGGGACTTGTGGTCGGACACGGCTCGAATCCTTCGGGAAGTTCAGCCTGAGTGGTTCCTCCTCGAAAACGTCTACGGCTTCATGGTCCCCGATCGGGCGGGAAATCGCGAGGCCCCGATTCGACGGGTCCTCCGCGAGCTGGCCGAGATGGGGTGGGATGCGGAATGGTGTGTGCTTCCGGCGTCCAGCGTTGGAGCCAGCCACCGGCGCGAGCGGGTCTTCGTGCTGGCCCACTCACACGGTCTGTTCGGACGGGAACGCAACGGCCAACCGCGGCATCAGCCTTCCTCGAAGCGCCCGGAACTTCTCGGAGGGATCGGTTGCGATGTGGCCCACGGCCCGAGCGGAGGACTCGGAAAGTGCGGGCAACCACCCCAACGCGACGGACAGCCTGACGGGGGCGACAAGGACTTGGGCAACGCCGCGAGCACAGATGGCGAACGGCGACGGGGAGCACGGGCAGGGCGGGGTGGACCTGCAAACGCAGGTGACGAACTGGCCGACGCCCGACGCGAACTGCCACAAGGGATCGACGCAGCCGGGCCAGCGCGTGGGCCAACTGGACGAGGCGGCGGAGGTGCTTTGGCAGACGCCGGGGACGAATCTGGAGGGCTCGGGAACGTCGAGGGGCAACGAGCGGAGCGGCGAACTGCTCATCACCGGGCAAGCGTGCTCCCTCTCTTCGCTCCTGGCCCAGCCGACCCACGCTGGCGAGACATCATCGCCCTCGCGCCGTCGCTTGAACCCGCAGTTCGTGACCTGGCTGATGGGCTGGCCTCCACTCGGCGAGAGTGGCTTCGCGTTCTCGGAAACGGAGTGGTGCCACTACAGGCAGCGTCAGCAATCGTCGCTCTCTGGAATGCGATGGAAGGAGATCGGCAATGACGACGCCAGCCTCTTCACCTGACCCGCAGCATCCCATCGCCGCCCCGATCCGCCTAGTCCTTGAACGTCGCGGCATCCTCCCGACGCCAGCACACGGGCGGGTTGCTATCGAGGTGGTCAGCGACGACACGGAGGCGGACGAGATGGTGGTGCGGGCGCATGTGCGTTCAAGGAGCGGCGTGGTGGAAGCGCTTGGACCTTTGACGGTGCAGGGACAAGGCCGCCTGACCACGCGCGAGTGGTTCGCGGCGTGGAAGCGTGCGACCAACGACCTGATCGACCGTGCCGCGTCGGTGCGGGCGGCTGAGGAGATTGCGGAGATTCAACACCTAGGAGCAAGACGGTGAACCTACAAGAAGTGCTCGGCCTGATCGTTGTGATGTTTGGCGGTGCGGCGGTGGTCTGTGCGTTCGTGTGCGCACTGAC